CCGCGCCGACCAGAGCACGAGATTCGTCGAGGTGCGCTCCATCAAGAGCCCGAGGCTTCGTCCGGCGCCGTCGTAGGTGAACCGCGGTTCGTTGGCCGGCGCGGTGCGGACGGTGCCGAGATAATCGATATACGTGCCGGTCGAGGCGCGCGTGAACTGCAGGCGCGCATCGAGCGGCCCGCCGGCCCGGAAATCGAGGTTGAGCGCGGGCCGGATGCCGGCATCGAAGCGGGGGACGGTCAGGGGGCTTGCGATGGGCGCGAACATCAGTTCTGCACCACCTCGAGCTCCAGCGTGAACGTCTCGAGGGCCGCCGGCGCGTAGGCGGCCCGCGCCTCCAAGAGGCCCAGGATCGCGGTTCCCGACGGCAGCACGAAGTTGATCTCGCTGCCGGTATTGGGGGTGCCGTTGCCGCTGGCCCCGTCGCTGAACGCTTTGTCGCAGACGAGGTCGATCGCGCCCATATAGTTCGCGACCTGGTCGCTGAGCCAGGCGCCGTTGTCGCCGGCAGCGAGCGTGATCGCGACGTTGCGGTACAGGTGCAGGCGGAAATTGGCGTTGCTGAGGCCGGCGCTGGTTTTTCGCAGCCGCGCGCGGCGGATCATGCCGCTGCCGCCGGCCGTGCGCGCTACGGCGAACGACAGCGGGACGACGCTGCCGGCGGCGGTCGCGCTGGCGATGAGATCCCCGCTCGCAGACGCGGTGGTATCGTTCGGGCGGGTGAAACTGGCGCTCGCCAGGGCGATATGGCCGCCGATCTGGCCGAGGTGCGCCTCGCCCGCGGACAGCACGGTCAGGCTCCGGCCGGTCTCGTCCACCCGCAGCGGGATCGCGTGGATTTTGCCGTCTGGATCGACGTAGACGCCCTGCGCAACCGGCATGCCGGGTTCCTCCGTGGTGAACGGTTTACAGCACGGCCGCCGCCAGACTGGCGTTGACGCGGGTCGGCACTACCAGCGGCGCCGACTGGCTCATCACATAGCGGACCGAGGGGTCCTGCTCGGTCCAGCTTTTGGCGAAAATATCGACCGCCTGATAGCCCGCGGCATCGTCGCGGATGGCGCCGTGGGCCTGGACGCCCTGCAGCTGCGGGCTCGTCAGGATGACCGTGCCGGGCGCGAGGATCGGCTGTTCGGCGCCGGCGTCATCGACGTACCAGCCGGCGTAGACGTAGACGTTGAAGCCGTCGACGCCGCCCATGTAGACGCCCCCTTCGTCCAGTTTCGCCGAGACCGAGAGATCGGTCGGGGCGCCCTGGAAGCGTTTCAGGCGGTCAACGACATTGGGGTCTTCTTTGAACACCGCCCAGGCGGCGGTATCGAGGATGACATCGATGGGGAACGTGCCGGAGGCCTGCAGCACCGTGAATCCCCAGGTCTGGAGATCCTTGAGCGGGTTGACACCGGTCTGGCCCCAGCGGTTGGCGCCGGTGAGGGCGAGGTTGTGGCCGGCCTTGCGGCCGAAATCGACGACGACGGTCGGGTACAGATCGCCGGAAATCGTCACCTTGCCGGTGGCCAGCGCTTCGGCGGCCATGACTTCTTTGCGCCTTCGGATCTGGTCGTAGTGGTCCATCAATACCGCGTTGACGCGCAGCTGCAGGCGCGAGAGCGGGCTCGAGGCGCCGGTCAGCGCTTCGCCGGCGGCGCGCTTGAACGGCGCATTGGCGTCGAACACGGTTTTGGGTTTGATATACGCGGGTTTGAAGGTTTTCGTCGTGTAGCCCTGCTCGTTGACCAGTTTGCCGGCGACCAGGGGCGATACGAACGGCGCCAGGCGCCGCGTTTTGTCGACGACATCGAAATGAATCTCCTCGCTTTCCTCGGTCTGCAGCAGCGGGAAATAGCGGTCCAGAAAAAACGAGGGCACCGCGATCAGCGACTGCAGCATCCCCATCAGGTAGTTGGTCGAAAACAGGTCCATCGGTCAGGCTCCGGAAAACGGGGGGTAGTTAGGGGATCGCCGGCAGCAGCCGGATGTTTTTGGCGCGCAGGGTCTCGAACGTCGTCGCCGCGCTGTGACCGGCGCCGAAGGTAATGCCGGTGACGTTGAACAGGCCCGAGAGATAAACGATCGCGCTGACATCGCCGGCGCTGGCATCGGCCGGCTCGGCGAGCACCGCATCCGGCACCTCCGAGCCGTCGGTCGCGGCCTTCAGCGAGAGGAGGTATTTATAGCCGACGCCCGCGACGCTGACGGTGAAGGCATCGCCCGCGGCGAAATCGGTGGCGCCGTCCGTGATCGTGAAATTGATCGGGCCGGTGAAGGCGGCGCCGACGCTCGCCTGACCCACGGCGACGCCGCGCGGATCGCTGACGAGGAAGGTGCCGCCGTTCGTGGCCGGCTCGATGCAGAAAATAGTGTAGGCGCCGTCCGTCGCGCCGCCGCCGACGCTCAGGCTGCCGAGCGTGCCGTTGCCGGTGTTGCCGGCGGCCGCCGCCTGGGTGATCGTGCCGGCGGTCGCGGTGCGGCCGAGCAGGGCGCCGCGCGGGAGGTTCTGCCCGGACAAGAGGGTCACGCGGTGGCCGACGTACTGGTCGGCATTGCCGGCGAACAAATGATCCGGGGTGTAGGAAACGCTGGAAAAACTCGCGGGCATCGGGGGTTACCTCAAAAAAATAGTTGAGCGGGATCAGCGCGGCGCGGCGCGGCGGTGGGCCGGCAGCAGGGCGACGCCGGCGGCGATCAGGCGCGCCGTCTCATCGGCCTCATCGAGCGGCTCGGGGCCGAGGTCGGGATTGCCGAGCGCCGCCATGTGGGCGGCGAAGGCCGAGGCCGGGGCGGGCCGGGGGGACGCCGCCAGCACGCGCGCCGCCGATTCGACGGCGAGCCCGGCTTCGGCGAGGGCGATGGCCTGGGCGGTGCGCCCGGCGGCCTCGGCGTGGGTCAGGATGGCGCAGATGCGGGCGCGCTCGGCCTCGGCGCCGCGTGCCTGGCCGTCGCGAAAACCGTCGGCGTAGCGTTCGGCGCGGATCAGGTCGAGTTCATCACTATCGATAGATTCAGTGCTCATAGATCGTTTTCTCCGGGAGGGGGAAACGCGGGCGGGCCGCGCGGAAAGTTCGGCTTGCAGGCGGGCGATCACCTGATCGGGCGTCGCGAGGTACTGGGCGAGGCCGTTTTCGACCGCGGCGCGGCCGCGGAACACGTGCGCCTGCGTATCGCGCACGGCTTTCGGCGTCAGGCCGGTGTGCGCCGCGACCGCTTCGACGAAGAGCTCGTAGAGGCCGTCGATTTCGTCCTGAAACTGGTTTTTGACGTGGTCTGGCAGCGGCGCGTACGGGTGGCCGTCGATTTTGTGCTCGCCGGCGAAAATGTGGGTGACGGTGATGCCCTCCTGATCGAGCGCCTGCGACAAATCGACGTGGCGCATGACGACGCCGACCGAGCCGACGTAGCCCGTCTGCGTCACGGCCAGCGAATCGGCGGCGGAGGCGATCAGGTAGGCGGCGGACGCGGCCAGATCGGCCGCCACCGCGCGAATGGGTTTGCGGCCCCGCCCCTCGCGCACCAGGGCGGCCAGATCGAACGCCCCGGCGACTTCGCCGCCCGGGGAATCGACGTTCAGCACGATGCCGCGGACCGCCGGGTCATCGAGCGCCGCGGTCAGCTGGCGGGCGATCGTCTGGTAGCCGAGCACGTAGGAACTGTCGGCCGTGAGGCCGCCGCGGTGGGCCAGCACGCCGACCACATCGAACACGGCGATGTCGCCGATCTGGCGGTAGAGGCCGTTTTCATTCGGCTGGCTGGTCTGGCTGGTGAATGCCGAGGGCTCCGGCGCCGGGTAGGCGGCGAGCCCGATCCGGTCGCCGAGGCCGGCGAGCACGGCGTCGAGTTTGGCGGGGTGAATCAGCAGCGGCGTATTGAACAGGCGCTGGGCGATCAAAGGGTTGCGGACTGCATCGATTCTCATGCGGGCGTCTCCGGCGGCGGTCCCTCGGCCGTGCCCAGCTCGGCGCGGCGCTGGCGTTCGATCGCCTGCTGCTCCAGCACCTCTTCCCAATCCTGGCCCTGCTCGGCGCACTCGCCCTCGAGCGTCGTGAGGCCGGTTTTCATGCGCAGCTGCGAGGCCTGCGCCTCTTTGACCGGGTCGACCCAGCCGCGCCCGGCGAAAATCCAGCGCGAGCGGCCGTAGGCATAGGTGTTGGCGTAGAAATCGGGCGCCTCGATGCGGCCGCGGTCGACCGCCTCCTCGAGCCAGAGCGCGAACACCGGCGCCAGCCAGCCGTCGACAAACAGCTGCCGGCAGGCGAGGAAATAACGCCAGGCCTCCAGCAGGGCGGCGCGCGCGCTCGAATAATTCGTCTGGCTGAAATCCTTCAGCAGCAGCTCATAGGGCAGATTGAGCCCGGCCGCGAGGTAGCGCGTGATGTGTTTGATGAAAGGATCGAACGAGACATTCGGGCGGTTCGGGTTGAAACTCGACAGCCGGGCGCCGATCGGCAGGTTGAAAAACAGCCCCGACTCCAGCTTTTTGCGGTGATATTTGGCCTGCACTTCCTGCCAGTAGGCGCTGGCTTCGTTGGCGTTGCCGCCGAACAGGTCGCCGACCAGCTCGGGCGGAAGGTCCGATTCGATAAACCCGGCGATCACCGCGTTGGCGGCGGCGGCGTGGAGTTCGTGGCCGATATATTCGGAGGAGACGCGAAATTCCCGCAGCACGCGTGCGAACGGGCTGGCGCCGCGGCTCTGGCCGGGGCGCTCGCGGTCGAACAGGTGAATCACCCGGCGCCGGCCCCAGGCGGTGAACGCCGGCACGCGCTGCCACGTTGGCGGCGCGCCGAGGGACGGAAGACCCCAGCCGTCGCCCGGGTGGTGGGCCTGCAGGTGATAGGCGACGGGGGCGCCGTCGGCATCGCGTTCGACGCCGCCGCGGATCGAGGGGTTGGCGAGTTCGCCGAACGGGGTCGACAGCCGGTCGGCCTCGATATTCTGCAGGCGCGTCGCCCAGCGCGCGCCGGGCCGCGGCCGCCACACGGGCAGTGTGACGTGATCGCCGTTCAGGATCAGCGCGCCGAACGCGGTGCGGGCGAGGCCCCAAAGGGTCTGCGTCCGCGCCGCATCGCATTCGGGCGTATTCGCCCAGGTGCGAAATTCCGCCTCGACCTGGGTGCCGAACTCGCGCGCCCAGGCCGCATCGCGGCCGAGCAGGCGGTAATCCGGTTTGGACGAGAGGCGCAGCTGGTGCCCGATGACATTGTCCTTGACGGTCTGCACGTGGCCGCCGGCGAGCGCGGAATTGCGCGCGAGATCGCGGGTGCGGGAGCGGGTAAGGCCGAGCTCGGGCAGGAGGTCCGCATCGGCCGAACCGGCCGCCGGCAGCCAGTCGGCCATA